AGTTCTCTAGACAGAGCTGCATACTTATTCATCGTACCTTTAGGTTTACCTGCAGGATTTAAAGATGGCATCCCTTTATAGAAGTTAGGATTACCTCTTTTCTTAGGTTTATTCTCTTTATCTTCAAAAGGTGTCTGAGGTGCTAAAGGCGGTGGTCTTTCTGACATATTAAATGCAAATGATAACTATTCTCAGTTAAGTATATCATGTAATAGTTTATACACGAACTTTTTTTGAAATTTCGTTTTTTGTGGCTAGGAGATAGCCTACATTATATAAAAGATTTAGTAGGGGGATGGCCCCTCTAATGCGAATGATTATCATTATCGTTTGATCCTGGAGAAATAAAGTTTACTGTCAAGAAACACATAATACTTGAGTAAATTAGTAGGTTATTCAATATTTTTAAGACAATTTAGACAAAAATTACAAATTAAAATATAAAAATAAAAATGTCGGATAATAAATATTTTTCAATCTTTTTATTATTTGATTTAATAACGATCTTAAATTAATTGACATAATTATCTGATTGGCTGCCATCATTTAAGCTATCAAATTTTAGATATTAGAGGAGTTAATTATTTAGTTATTAATTAGGTTAGAGATAATAAAAAAGCCTCTGTTAAGAAAGGCTTTTGTTTATCGGTTGAATTGATACTTTAGAGTTTAGCTTATAAATTAAATAGACACATTACAATATTTAATAAATTATTTAATATGCTCTAATATTGCCATATTTTAGATATTTGGGTACTTTGTTGTTTGGGCTTGTAATGCTATGTCTTTTTAATAATCTCAATTTTGGCATGTTTTCAAGACCAAAAAAAACCCCCAATCAAGGGGGTTATTTTCTCCATATTAGTAAATATTATTCTTGGTATTTCTCCTCGATTTGTTCCTCTGTGAGATAAGCATCGTCACAGTTTTCACAATCTGTATTGGAGCAAAATTCATCCTCGTCAAGTTCCTCTTCACAATAATCACAGAGCAAATTACATTCATAATATAACTCTGTAAAGTATTGCTTCGTATCTTCATCATCATGATATGACAATGTGTACTCTTTAAGGTCTTTGGGTTCTATTGAATAGCACTCCAAGACATCTCTCATATCGTAAGCATCAATATAACCATTACCCACTAAATGCGACAGTATGTCGACTCTTGAATGATGCTCAGTTCTAGTCTTTATATCTCTTACATCTTTATCAGTATATGACATTTTATTTATCTCCTTTTAAATTAAAACCTTTGATTATTTTTTTTAGTTGTCCATCTTTAACAAACCTTCTTTTTATTAACTTACCATCAACAAAAAATCTAAATTCTTGAAGGTTGTTTGAGTGTCTTACAACTGTTGTCCTGTGTGTTAGAAAATGGTGTGAATTGTTCGCACTTGTTCCAATGCAAATATTTACCAGACCATCTTTTTTTACTCCGTATGACTTGTCAGATTTATATATACAAGCCGTTATTCTGTTCCAGATTGGATACATCATTTTTTTACCTCCTGCAATTGCTTTAATTGTTTTGCAATGTAGTCATGAACCCTGCTCCACATATAGGGGTCAGTACATCTTGTCTGATTGAGTTTATTATCAACAAACCCTTTTAAAAATTTAAGTGTTAATTCATCCATTATTTACGCTCCTCTTGTTTAGTAAGTCTTTTATTTAATTGTTTGAGCATTGCTTCAGTAGTTCTCAAACTGTTATATATAAGGTGTATGGATTTTTGTAAATCTTTAATGTCTTGTTTAATGTTATCCATTGTTTTTATCTCCTGTATGAGTCCATCCGTTTATATGTTTATAGATAGGCATAAAACACATCATAAAAATTGAGCATGAAACAAGCACACCCAAAATAAAAACTGCAAAGTGTAAAAATAATATTTCCATAATTTAAGATCCTTTATTAATTGACAAAATTGTCACTTATTAATATACAGGAAAAAAAGAACCTTCAATCGAAATATACACTTTTGACACACTCAATAAATTAACCTGTATTTGATATTAATTTCATATCAATAAAGCAACCTGGATTTTTTACAATGCCACCAGGATCTTAAAACCCCTTTGTATTTAATGATAATGATTATCATTCTTATTTAAGCGGTCCAATGAATTTTTAAATCGATCATTGTTGTAAAACTCATAATAGTCAATACACGAATAGTCCATACACGATTTTTCTACACTTTAGGTTGCAATCATTAAAAACATTCTCTATAATAAATACAACCCAACATTTTGTTGGACTAACCTAAGAGGATAAAATGAAAACTAAATATAACATTACAGAAATAAACCCAGAAACTATTAAACAAGTTCGTCAAATAATTAAAGACTCATTATCTGACATCATGGAAGATAACAATTTAAAGTTTGAATTAGGCAACGCAACTTATGATGATGACTCATTTAAGTTTACTGGTTTTAGGATATCTTTATCTGATGCAAAAACGGAAGAAGAAAAAGCATTAGAATCAGAATTACATTATAGACAAACAACACCATATGCTTACAATCTTGATGCTTCTATTGTTGCTACTGATAAAGGTAGACAATTTAAATTAGTTGGCTTCAAAAAACGAGCAAGAAAAAAACCTTTTATCATTCAAGATATTATCACTAATGATAAATTCGTTTGTTCAGAATCAATGGCAGTTCAACTTTTTAGGGCAAATAGCTAATGAAAAATTTACTTAACGAAATGTACCCAGATGGAATCAGAGTTGTATCTTGCTTTGGTGGAATGGAAGGACTTATGATTGCTTTAATAAATCAAAAAGTAAAAATTAAGTCATATAAAAGTTTTGAGATTGACAAACATGCTATTGATTTAACATCATTCAATTTTCCTAATATGGAACATATGGGTGACATTATGAACGCTAATGTTGATGATATTGGTGAGTGTGATTTAATGGTTCTTGGTTCACCATGTCAAGGCTTCAGTAATTCTGGCAAAAGATTAGGACTAGAAGATGAACGCTCTGGTTTATTAATACCTGCCTTAGAATTAATGAAAAAGGTAAAGCCGAAATATTGGATATTCGAGAATGTCAGAATGAAAACTGAATGGCTAGAATTGCTAGACAATATTATTGGTGTTAAGCATGTTGAAATTGATGCATCATTAGTATCTGCTCAATCACGAAAAAGATGTTTCTGGGCAAACTTTCATATAACTCAACCAGAGGACAAAGGCATTATGTTAAAGGACATATTAGAGCCAAATGTTGAGTCTGAAATCATATATCGTGAACCATACTACAAGCCAAACGGAAACACTACTGGAGTTTTAGGTTATGTAGGCAATAAACCTGCACAAGCTACTAGAGTTTATTCAATTGACCAAAAATCTAAATGCTTAACTGCTAATGGTGGTGGACAAGGTGGAAAAACTGGACTCTATGAAATTAAATGTGGTGCTTGGAGGGGTCGTAAGATTAACGAGCAAGGTTTTAGGGATGATAAAAACCCAGATGCTAAATATGTCCAACAATTAGAGATTCGTGATGATGGCAAAACTAACACACTTACTACAGTTGAGAAAGATAATGTAGTTCTGAGAGTGCCAGAGGCTACCAAAAAAGGCTATACAGACATAGAAAATGGTGATGCCTTTGATTACACCTTTCCAAACTCAAAGACACGAAGAGGGCGAAATATGAAGCACAAGAGTAATTGCTTGGAAACCAAGCCAAACTTTATGGTTTATGAACATCCTACTGTAAGAAAACTAACTGTTAAAGAAGCAGAACGCTTACAAGGTTGTGAAGATTGGACTATAGGTGATGGTACTATAAGCAATACCCAAAGACTAAAGATGCTAGGAAATGGCTTTTGTGTGCCAGTAATAGAACATATACTATGCCATATAGGTCAAGACTTTCCACCTAATATGCCACAAGAATCTTTTGATTTCGATTCTCGTTTATCTATTACCGAAAGTGTATAATATTAATTAACCAGAGGAAACAATATGTCATACAATCAATCATTATTAAACGCTCATTACGACAGACAAGAAAAAAATGAGTGTGTCTATACAATATTTGAACACGATTTAACTCGTGAACTATATCTACTACCACCCCATGAAAGGCAAAGTATTAAGGTTCTTAATGACTTTATACAATCATTGAAGTCTGAGGCTTGGGTAAAACAATTTGAGATGTCTGGAGAAATTTGGGATTTCTCAGATGATGTGCTTGAGGCTACTGAAAATGCAATTGTAACTTGCAATGAGTGGGATAACTTAAAACAATCAAAAGGAGGCTACTGTGGGTAGAATGAGCGACTTACATATACAAATGACTGAAGATGGTTTTTTTGATGAGCAAAACGACCCATCACCAGATGAGATGAATGGCTCTGTAGACAATAAAGATCTTTCTGACAAAGATGACATTTCTATTGATGATTTCAGTCACAATATTAAAGAATTTGTAGACAACTATAAGCCTGTAACAAATTCATTTAAAGAAATATTTGGAGGTGAAGCATGACTTATAAAAATCTTAAAATAGGAACTCGTGGTTTCAATAAAAACAATAAAGGTTTAGCTAATTTAATAACCGACAATAATGTTTTAAGAAAAAAAATTGCAGTCTTAAAGTTTCAACAAGAAATGGAAAAAAAGAAAATTGCAATATTAAAAAAAGATTTAAAACAATCAAAACTAGGAGAATAACATGCCAAACTGGACAACTAATGAAGTAACTGTAACTGCTAAATCTGCTAAAGATTTATCTAAGTTTATTAAGCAAATTGAAAGTGAAGATAACCCTTTTGATTTTGAAAAAATTGAACCTATGCCAGAAAAAATTTTTAGAGGCAATCTTGGGAGAAAGGAAAAAGAATTGCATGGTGAAAATAATTGGTACGATTGGTCTTGGAAGAACTGGGGTACAAAATGGAATTCTTGCTATACTGAGTTTCAAAGATTTGATGACAAAGTAGGAATGTACATATTTCAAACTGCATGGTGTCCACCAGTTCCTATCTGGGAAGCACTAATGAATATTTACTCTGGTCAAGTTAAAGGGTGTCCTGCGATACATTTTGAATGGCATTGTCTTGATGAAGATGATGATACTGATGGCGAAGGCTACCAGATAGAAGAGGTTGCTAATGCATAATTTGATTAGTCAAATTGACTTATCTAGCATTACTTATTATTACAAGCTAGGTGAATATCCAGACTTGGACTCTGCTACTGTAAGAAGTGGCAGATACAAGGATGGCAATGTGCTTACAAAAGAAGATAAAATTCGTTTTAAGGATGAGTATCCAGAAATGTTTTATCAAGGATTGTGGGATTATATTGGTCAATTTGGCAAATAGGGTATTAAATGATTATCGGATTTAATGATGAATTATTAGAGTGTGTTAGCACTAAATTAAGGCAAGAGCAAGACAAGTATTTTGATGCTATGTTTGAGGACAGGGATGAAGATGCAAACAAGCACAATATGAGAATTAAACATTTAAAAAAACTCATTAAAAATGGTGAGGAATTTATACCTAAATTTTAACTAGAGAGGAGTGGCTATGGCTACAAAAAGAGAGAGGTTGAACACACTCTATAAAAAGTTCGGATTAGAAACAGAAGATACATTTAAACACGCTCATTACACTATTTTGACAAGAAGTGGTATCGAGAAAGTACAGAGAGGGTGTGAAATTAAAATAAGCTATGAGGTTATTGTCTGTGAACCAGAGTTTGCTTGTGTTAAGGCAACTGGGATTATGGGTAGTGCTATAGTTGAAACATTTGGTTCTGCAAAGAGAGGTAAAGTTCCAACAACTAAAGGTGATGGTTCTACATCATCATGGTATGTGATGGAAATTTGTGAAAAAAGAGCATTATCAAGATGTGTTTTAAAACTTGCAGGTTTGTATGAACTTGGTCATATGGGTGAAGATGAGTCTGAAGACTTTAAAGCACCTACTAGAAGTCAACAAATTAGTACCGAAATTAAACGATTAACTGATGAGTTAAAGGATAAGTCATGTACTTTGGAAAGAGCCAAAGAAATCATGGAGGATATGCAAGAGCGTGAATCAGAAAATCCTAACTCACCTTGGATGGCAGTTATTAATGTAGCAATGAATGAATTTGGTGATGAGTTTTACACTAGAGGGGATGAGTTACTAAAAGATAATCTATGAGATTAGCAGGGTTTGACTTTCCAATGCTATTCGGTCAAATATTAATCCTCGTTAGGCATTTACTCCATAGGTGCTTTTTAATATTTGGTCGTTAGGTTAAGAATAAGTCTGGTGCTTGGGTCTACCATAAGTGACCCTTCAATTAACTAAGGAAACAAAATGAGCGAATATGATAATACAAATACTGGTGCATTATGGAAAAGTAAGTTTACTGACAATCCTAAATCACCACAATATACAGGGCATGTAGATATAGAAGGAGTTGAGTGGAAACTTTCTGCTTGGAAGAGTTCAAGTGACAATCCTAAAGCACCTGTATTAAATTTTCAATTACAAAAAGCAACAGATATACCTCAACAAGCCTCACAACAAAATGTGGAAGCAACGCTTGAAGATGATGTTCCTTTTTAATGATCTCAGAAAAACAAAAGAAAAATCTTGAAACAATTAATGGTAAAGAATATTTAATTGATAAAGATAAAAAGGGTCGTAACAAGATATTGGTTTTTACATTAGATGATGGTACAAAGCTAACTATAAAGATGTTAGCAGACATTTTAAAATGTGCAGAATCATGTGCTAGGGCGAGGTTGAGAGCCTCGTCTGACCCTAAAACGGTCTTTCAAAAAGTTCGAAAGATACAAGGTAGAACTAGACAAACTAATAATGTAGCCCATTTAATGGATGCTCGTGATTGGTATAAAGACCCAATGATAAAACTTTTAATGAAAAATATATAGGAGATAATATGCTAGTAATATGCCCACATTGTGCAAAACCACATGAGGTTGAGGCTAAAAAAAATACGAAGCCACCAACTGATGAGGAGTTGATAGAGTTTGATATATTTAGAGATAATTACAAAGGTAAAAAGCGAGGTTTAATTACTGAAATGAATAACTTTGTAAAAAAACATGAGGATTGGAGGGAGGTTTTACCAATGCTTAACAAGTTGCATGTAGAGTATGGAGCAAGTAAAAAATACATACCACATTTTCAAACCTTTATAAATCAAAGGCAATGGGAGATGTATGAAATTAAATCAGTAAGACTATACAAACCATATGGTGATGAATATGATTGGAGGAATCAATAATGGACACAGTACAAATTAAAAAAGTAGATAGATATACAAGAGCAGGTGAAGATGGAAGGGTTATAGTCTGTAAATGTAATGCACCAATAAGAGTTTTTCATTTTTCATGGACTGCTATACAATGTGTTGATTGTGGTCAAGACATAGAAAAAAAAGATTGGACTATAGGCCTTACAGACGAGCAGAAATATAAATGGGTCTGGGAAGGTCGAAAAGGACATAAAACTTTAGTTAAAAGAATTAATACTGCTTTAGTTGATGTTGAAGATATAGATATTAATAGAAATGATTATCCAGATTTTTGTGATAGTTATATAGTTGAGGCTAGTTGGGCAGATGGTTCAAAATTAATTGATGAAGAATTAGATGAACTAAATATGGATGGTGATTATTTATACAAACAAATTGAACATCATTTATATTAGGAGATTTTATGTCAATACAATATTTCGGAACTAAAATGCAAATGCACCAACAAAGAGTGCAACTTGACAAAGAACAAATAATAAAACCTAAAGGAGTTAGTATGAGATATGTTAAAAGATTTTTAATTTATGCCTCATTTTTATCAACAATAGTATCTGCTAGTTGTTTAATTTATATAGTGCAATGGCTTGAAGCATTAAGGAAAGGGTGGCTAGTATGAAATACGATTCACTAGATGCAGAAAATGCAGTCGTTGGTGGTTTGCTTATCGATCCTTGTTGCGAAAGAGTTCTTGCGACAAGATTAAGAGAAGAAGATTTTAGCAATAAAAAGATTGGCTATATTTTTAGAACCATTATGAACATGCACATTGACAGTAAACCAATAGATATTGTTACAGTCAGAGATTTTATAGAAAATGATTATCAACCTAAAGACAGAACTTGGATGGTAACTTTTGAAGATTTAGCTTTAGTGGCAGAAAATTCTACAGGAACACAAAACATTGAATCTTATTGTAGGCATGTAAGAGAGTGTCGTATTAAAAATGAAATTGAAAATTTTAAACAAGGCATTAATTATGATAATTATCAAGATACTGTTTCTGGAATACAAAACCTAGAATTAGAACTTGAAGATAAAGATGAGAGTTCGATAAAAGCTATTGTAGGTAAGACTGTAGATTACATGCAAAGTTTAACAACTGAGGGCATAGGGTTGCCTACTGGTTTTAAGTCATTAGATGCCTTAATAACAGGATTTAGACCAGAAACTTTAACTGTTATAGCAGGTAGACCAAGTATGGGCAAGTCTACCCTGGCCCTAAATATTGCAGATGAAGTTTCTAAACATAATAATGTGTTGTTTTATTCTTTAGAAATGAGTCAAGTCCAATTAATGTTAAAGATGGCAGCCTCACACTCTTCAGTTCATTTGACCAAAGTTAATAAACAAAACATGTCAGACAATGAGGCAGATGTTTTTTATCGAGCATTAAATAATATTGGCAATCAAAACATGACTATCATTGATAAATTTGGCATGACAGTTTATGACATTGTAAGCAAGTCAAGACAACTTAATAGTGAAAACAAACTAGACATGATAGTTATTGATTATTTACAAATTATTAAGTATGACAAAGGCAAAGAAATTCATGAGTTAGGAAACATAACAAGAGAGTTAAAATTCTTGTCTAAGGAGTTAGGAATACCTATAATTCTTTTATCTCAATTAAGTCGTGGGGTAGAGCAAAGAGAAAATAAAAGACCCTTTATGAGCGATCTACGCTCTTCTGGTGAAATTGAACAAGATGCAGATTGTATTATTATGGTTTACAGAGATGAATATTATCATCCAGAAGAAACCGAAGATAAGGGTTTGGCAGAACTTATAGTTACCAAGAATAGAATGGGTGAAATAGGTTATGTTAAGACAGAGTTTCATGGTCAGTTTTCGAGATTTAATGACATGGAAATAGATATATATAACAAGGGAGTATAGTATGAACAAAAAAGCAATAGATAGTGAAGTATTAAGAATATTAATTGGTGTTTTAAAAAACCAAGTTAATTCATCAGATGAGGAAGGTGATGACAGATGGCGAGATGATGCTCAATTTTATTTAAATATAATTGGTGAGGCGTTTATTGATGTTACTGGTTGGGAGTCATCAACTGTTGAAAAAACACAATATGAATTTGGCACAAGTGATTTATCACTAGAAGATGTTATAGATGAAGCATTAGATGATGCAGGTTTTGAGAAAAAAGATGAGTAAGATTACTGAAAGTGCTAGAGGTAAGCAATGTCAACTTAGGTTGGAGGGTTGCTTATCTCCTAATACCGAAACTACTATTTTTGCACATTTAAATGGGGCAGGTATGGCTATGAAACAAAGGATCAATAATTTTGATTTTGGTTTTTACAGTTGTGCTAATTGTCATGATTTATATGATGGAAGGATATCACTTGCTCCACCAATAGAAAAGGAATGGTTAGAGTTACAAGTCCTAAGAGCAGTTATAAAAACACAAATGATAATGGCCAAAAACGGAGTAATATAAATATGAAAAATAATATTAAATTAATAACTATATTGTTTATAATTGGGTTATTGACTGCATGTAATACGACACAAGAACAACTACAATGTCATCCTATAGAAGTCAATGAGTGTATTGGTTGGTTGGGCGATAAGCCTATCATGTTAGAATAACAGTTATAAGAAATTAGGGTACTCTAATGTTTATATGCCCGAGGGCATGGTATTACATATTAAGTGCTTACAACTTAGGTTTTTTCCTCCATAATTTTTCCTAAGTCTTAATCAGTACCCTAATCTGTTATAACAAGGGGAGAGAAGTATGGAAAAGGTAATGGAAGTAGTAAACACAATCCTAAAAAATAGATCCTTAACAATTTTCTTAGGTGTGTGTGTCGTGGCTTTATTCTTTGGATGGGTTGGTGGATAACATAAACGACAATATTAAGAACCCCTCACACTATACTCAAGGCAAGATAGAGGCTAAGACATTTATAGTTGACCAAGATATGACTTGGGCAGTTGGTAACGCAGTCAAGTATCTTGTTAGATATAGATGGAAACATAAAGGTGAGGGGCAAATTCATGATTTACGAAAGTCGATAGAAAACATTCAAATAGAAATTGATAAATTATTGGCTTTAGATAAATGACTTACAAAGTTATTTATAAAGACAAACCTAAAGAAGCAACATTTAAATCTTTAGTACAAGTTTTTTTTAAAGAATACCCAGATGCAGATATTGCAACAGTATATATAGAAAAAGGTAAGCCTAAACGATCAACTGCTCAAAATAAACTTTATTGGACTTGGATAGGAATCATAGCATCAGAATTGGGTTATACAAAAGACGAAATGCACATTATTTTAGGTGATCGATTCTTAAAAAAGATAGAAGTTGTTACAAAAAAGGGCAAAGAAATTGCCCAGATACCATCAACTACTCAATTAACAGTTGATGAATTTATAGATTATTTATGCGAAATTGAAATGTTGTGTGATGAATGGGATATGACACTTCCTAGGAATGATGATTATCAATTAGCAATTTACGGAAATGCCAAGGTATAGTACAAAAGCAAAAAGATATCAAATATTAGATGAGATAACTGAAAACACAAAAGATGCTTTAGAATTAGCAAGGGAAGAAGATACGCCTAGAGATGTAGAGATTAGATGTTTATTGTCTTTGGTTGTTAATGATTTAGATGTCCTAAGAGGCGAAGAGTATGGGGAAAAAATATAAGAGGATAGCGTTAAAATTTAACATTAATCCAGTTCCTGCAGCCAGACCAAGAGTTTCAAGATGGTCTACATACTACCCAAAGAAGT